GATGTTCCCGGTGGTGTCATCAAAGATAACATCACTTTTCTTCCTTATAAGGAACCTTCTTCGGTCCTTTACCAGTTACTTGGTAACATTGTGGAGGAAGGCCGACGCTTTGCGTCGATGGCGGACCTCAAAGTAGGAGACATGAACCAAGAGGCTCCCGTTGGGACCACTCTTGCGATCATGGAGCGGGCAATGAAGGTGCAGTCCGCGATTCAGGCCCGTATTCATGCGAGTCTAAAGCAAGAATTCAAGATTTTAGCCAAGATCATCCATGATTATACGGATCCTGAGTATCCATACGAGACGGATGAGGGAGAGGGCATTAAGGCTGAGGACTTTGATGATCGCATTGATGTTGTGCCCTGTTCAGACCCGAATGCGTCCACCATGGCACAGCGTATCATGCAGTATCAAGCCGCCCTGCAATTAGCGGCCCAAGCCCCGAATATGTACGACCTACCTCTTCTGCACAGGCAGATGATGGAATTGATCGGTATACCGAACGCCGACAAGGTCGTACCGGACGCGGACGAAGTGCCGCCCAAGAATCCTGTCAGCGAAAATCAGGATATGCTTACACAGGCCCCTGTTAAGGCATATGAGTATCAGGACCATGACGCACATATGCGTGTCCACATGGCGCTCAAGAATGATCCGCAGATCGCGCAGGAGATGCAGAACAGTCCTGCGGGTCAAGCGATATCTGGCGCACTCGACTCCCATCTCCGCGAGCACTTGGCGTTCGTGTTCCGCAAGCAGATCGAAGAAGAGCTTGGCGTAGAACTGCCACCAGAGGATCAGCCACTACCGGAAGATGTCGAGAAGAGACTCAGCAAGCTCGTTGCCGATGCAGCGGATCAGATGACAGGCAGGAAGCAACAGCAGGCGCAGGCTGCACAGCAGGCCGCGCAACAGCAAGATCCGATCATCCAACAGCGCGAGCGCGAACTAGGCTTACGCGAGATGGACATTCAGCGCAAGCAGCAAGCCGATGCGGCCAAGCAGCAACTGGAGCAACAGAAGGTTGCTGACAAAGAGCAATTCAACCGACAGAAGCTGGGGTTGCTTGAGCAGAAGCTGGCTAGTGACCAACAAATGGATGCGGCGGAACTTCAGTTGGAACAGGAGAAACTCGCACTGGAGGAACTGGAGTTGGGGATAAAGACTGATGCGGACGAAAAGAAAACCGCGTCCTCTCAAGAGCTTGAAGGCATCAAGCTTGGCAGGGAAATGGCAAAGGACAATGACCGTGAATGACGGCACTTTGTCGTTGCTTAAAAATAAGATCAGAGAACACATGAATGGATTGGCAGATCACCTTGCGATAGGTGGTGCCCAGAGCATGGAGGAATATCGAAAGATATGTGGCACGATAGAGGGATTGGCTTGGATGGAGCGTGAGATTTTAGAATTAGATGAGAAGTTGGGGGAGTTGTAACCTGTAACTCGCCGCTATGGCGCAACAATTTAACGAGAGGCTGACATGGCTACACTCGCAACAGAAACATCGGAAAAAGAACAGGAAGTCGCCCTGCAAGACGCTGAATATAAGCCTTTTTATCGGGATGAGAGTAAGGGAGGGGTTAACTTTGCTTCCCAACTGCCAGAGCCAAAGGGCTATAAACTTCTAATTGCACTCCCTGAAATAGAAGAGGCCACTGAGGGCGGCATCATCAAATCGACTGAGTCCCAACGCGAGGAGTCTATCGCCACGGTTGTGGGGTGGGTGATGTCTATGGGGTCAGATGCCTACGTCAATTACGGCAGATTCCCGAATGGGCCGTACTGTCAGGTCGGTGATTGGGTGGTTTTCCGGGCATTTAGTGGCACCAGACTGAAAGTTCACGGCAAGGAGTTCCGCTTAATCAATGACGACACCGTCGAAGCGGTCGTAGAAGACCCCAGAGGAGTGGAGAGGGCCTAAAATGAGCGACGAAATCGGGAGCATGAGTCAAGAGGATAGGTTCTTGGGTGTAAAGACAACCGTTGAACCACCTTCTGACGAATCGACTTCTGCACAAATTGCGGAAATTGATGTTGAGATTGTGGATGATCGCCCGGAGGCTGATCGGCGTCCCGCTGCAGGGGCTGCGTCACCAGATGACGGCATGGCAACGGACGAGGAAATATCAAGCTATGGGAGCCGCGCACAACAACGCATCAAAAAGCTGAAATGGGAGTTCCACGAACAGCGAAGGGCAAAGGACAAGTCTGATAGGCTCGCAGGCGAGGCTGTGAACTACACTCAGACTCTCCAAGTTGAGAACCAACGGCTACTCAGGCTCGTCCAAGATTCGCAGTCTGCTCTTAACCAGCACAGTAAGTATGGCGCGGAGGCTGCGGTTGCTATAGCCGAAGCTAATTTCAAGCAAGCGCATGAATCTGGGGAATCAGATCAGATTGCCAAGGCACAGAAAGCCCTCACTAGCGCACAGTTAGCGGAAGTCGCCGCTCCTGCGGTGTCAGGTAGGGTTACAGAAAGCTGGAAGCAAAATGTGTTGTCTGAACAACGTCAAGAGGCCCGACAACAGCAACCGTCGCGGGAGCAGGTAGCGGAAGACTCTGGGAGCCCTGCAGCCAAGGAATGGCAACAAAACAACCCTTGGTTTGGTGATGATGAGGAAATGACGAGCCATGCGTATGGTCTACATGAGAAATTAGTTAAGAGGGAAGGTGTTGACCCAGAGACCCAAGAGTACTATGAATTAATAGATAATCGTATGAGGCAGAAATGGCCTGAGTACTTCAGTCCCAGCAGCGCGGGATCTTCGGGATCCGTAGCTGTTGAGCCTGCAACTCGTCGTAAGGCGAGTCCCGTGGTTGCGCCAGCCATGAGAAATAATGGTGCCGCGCCACGCAAGGTCCAACTAACTTCGACTCAAGTCGCACTCGCAGAACGGTTGGGGATAACGCTCCAACAGTATGCCGCACAGCTAATGAAGGAGAGGGCATGATGGCTGACGAACGTGCTCCACGGGATCCAAGAAATCTCGAAACTCGTGAAAGCGAGGTCCGCGATATGCCTTGGGAGCCCGCATCTATTCTCCCAGATCCTGATCCGCAAGACGGCTGGGTGTTCCGGTGGATACGAACCTCTATGGTAGGCAACCTAGACAACACGAATGTGTCGAAACGCTTTCGTGAAGGCTGGGAGCCGGTTAAATCTGAGGATCATCCAGAACTACAAATTATGAGTGATCATAATTCGGATTGGTCGAACAAGGGTGGAATTGAAGTCGGCGGACTTTTGCTCTGCAAGGCACCGGAAGAAACGGTGGACAAGCGGCGTAAATATTATGCTAAACACGCTGAATCACAGATGCAAGCCGTCGATAATGCCTATATGCGCGAGAACGATCCACGGATGCCTGTTCTCGCGCCTGATCGTAAAACTCGTGTAGCATTCGGCGGCAAAGGTCGCTGATGTCTTACTACTAATTTAGGAAATAATTATGGCTACTACGGCAGCTCCATACGGGGCTAGGCCCATCGGCACTACAAGTGCTGCGGGCTCGTTTACGGGCTTGGTACGCCACTTGCCGATAATTACTACATATGGCACCGCTATTTTTAACGGTGACTTTGTCAAGCTTGTGGCGAGTGGCACGATTGAATTGGATGCCGGAACTGCGACCTTGGCTTCTGTCGGTGTTTTCATGGGTTGCTCTTATACGGACCCGACAAGTGGACAGAAGACGTTTAGTGACCAATGGCCCGCATCTAATGCAGCAACGGATGCAGTGGCTTACGTCCTTGACGATCCGAATGTTGTATTTCAGATGCAGGGTGACGAGGCAGTAAATACTACAGACCGTGGATTGAATGCGGGCGTGGTGCAGACGGCTGGCAGCACCTCTATCGGCAAGTCCAAAAATGCTTTGGATGCGAGCACACCAGCGGCAACGCTTACGTTGCCACTTCGCATCATGGACTTCGTTGATGGACCGAAGAGTTTGGCTCCAGCAGGGACGACTGCTAGTGATGCCTTTCCAGACATCATTGTTAAGTTCAATGCAGCGTCTACATTTACAGCGTCTCCTCATTCCTACAACAACCCTACCGGGTTATAGGAGATACTGATAAATGGCTATTTCAAGAGCACAACTTCTTAAGGAGCTGCTTCCGGGGCTCAACGCCCTTTTCGGCATCGAGTATGGTCGTTATGACGACGAGCACGCCGAAATCTATGAGACGGAAAGCTCCAGCAGGTCCTTTGAAGAAGAGGTGAAGCTTTCGGGCTTCGACGCTGCCCCGGTGAAGGACGAGGGGTCTGCGATTTCTTATGATGCCGCGCAGGAGAGCTTCACGGCTCGTTACAATCACGAGACCATCGCCATGGGCTTTGCCATTACGGAAGAGGCTATGGAGGACAATCTCTATGATTCCCTGTCGGCTCGTTACACCAAGGCTTTGGCTCGCGCCATGGCCCACACCAAGCAGGTTAAAGCTGTGTTCCCGCTTAACAACGGGTTCACCGCCACTTATCAGGGCGGCGATGGTGTAAATCTCTTCACGGCGTCAGGCGATGGCGTAACTGGTGGTGACGGTCACCCGCTCGTTTCCGGTGGCAAGAACTCCAATCGTCCAGCGACTGCCGTTGACCTCAACGAGACTTCTCTTGAGGCTGCTATAATTCAGATTGGCAAATGGACGGATGAGCGTGGTCTATTGATCGCTGCTCGCGCCCAGACGCTTGTCATCCCGCCTGATCTACAGTTTGTGGCGACACGGGTGATGAAATCTGATCTTCGTCCCGGTACTGCGGACAACGATATCAACGCGATGCGTTCGATGGGTGTTGTTCCGAACGGTACGGTTGTGAATCACTATCTGACGGATACGGATGCGTGGTTCCTGCTGACCGATGTGCCGGACGGCATGAAGCACTTCAATCGTGTGGCACTGGAAACGAGCATGGACGGTGACTTTGATACCGGGAATGTTCGCTACAAGGCTCGCGAGCGGTACAGCTTCGGTGTTTCCGATCCTCTTGGGATCTGGGGTTCGCCCGGAGCGTAGTATGGGTGGGGGAGGGAGTAATCTTTTGTGAAGCTGAAGTCTCGCCGACTCCCCAGTTTCGTGATTGATTGCTTTCTCCCCTCCCATTTTTTCCTGACGGTCGAGTAATCGGCAGACACTAGCCAAGACAGGAGAAGATCATGGCTAACACAACTTTTTCGGGATCAGTTCGCTCAGAGGGCGGATTTGAGCAAGTCACCAAGAGTGCAACTACTGGTGCGTTTACTACCAATTTCGATGTTGACTCGAACGGTGCTATTTCCACTAGCGGTACGCTGACAGCAAGACGCCCGATCATCACGACTTGGGAAGCTTCTGGAGCGATCACTTCTGCTTTGACCATCGCACAGTCAGGTTCCGTTGTTTTGATTCATGGAACGCTAGACAATGTGATTAACATCCCAGCGTCTTCGGGTGCTAACACAGGTGCATATTTTGACTTTTTGGTCACTACTGCTGTGGGCGGAGGCAAGACGACAACGGTTGCCATTCCAGCAGCTACAGGCAGTGCGTTCAACGCACAACTAAGCCTAACGGGAGGGACGGCAGCTAATGCTGTAATTGATGTAGCTGGCGATACCTTCACCTTTGTTGCAGGAACCGTAGTTGGTTCCACTTGTCGCATTACTTGCGTGTCTGACAATGGCACTGGACAAGTTTGGATGACGGTTGGTTCTGGATCACCTATTTCTACTGTCGCCTAGTGATCCAAGTGGTATATTAGAACGAGATAAGCCGCCCATCTAAACGGGTGGGCGGCTTTTATCTCCTATTGCAAGCGGGGCAGGAGTCCTGTCCTTGCGGGGAGAATTAGATGGCTGACGCAGTAACGTCCCAAACGATCCAAGACGGCGACCGCATTGCCGTTATGAAGTTCACCAACATCTCCGATGGTTCTGGTGAGGCCGCAGTTAAGAAGGTCGATGTATCTGCCCTCCAAGCCGAATCCGGCACCGGAAAAGCCTGCGCTGGCGTAACAATCCAGCAGATGTGGTATGACTGCTCTGGCATGACCGTAGACATTCTTTGGGATGCCAGCACGGACGCTCTCTGTTGGACGCTCAGTGGGTACGGCTTCTACGATTTCCGACAGGCTGGGCCACTCACGAATAATGCATCTAGCCCAACCGGGGATGTCATGTTCACTACTACAGGCCATGCAAGCGGTGATCGTTACACTGTGATGTTGGCCGTGAGGAAGAGTTACTAATGGCTGATCCAAAGGATTCCGACGCGAAAGCTTCTGAGTATAACGAGGCTATTCGCAAAAAGGCTGAGGCTGATCATAGTTGGGGCTATTACAGTAAGCTTGTTAAAAATTATCCTGACCACAAAGAAGAGATCGGGCGTACTAGTCATATCGCTAAAGAGTACCCTAACTGGACTAGGCGTCCTAAAAATGCCTTTTGAGAGCGAAAAACAGAGAAGGTATCTCTGGGCTAAGGAGCCAGAGGTGGCCCGTAAGTTTGCTGATGAGGGCAGGGCTTCTGGGGGTATGCTAAAGAAGGCTATCGCGAAAAACACAAAGCTTGCCGATTACTCCCATATGAGGGCGGGCGGTATGGTCGGCAACGGCTCTTTGACGCCAGGGTGTGTCGAGAGCTTTCAGGATCAGATACATAGAAAATCTGAGGGGTCGTAATGGCTACATCTGGGACCACTACATTCAATCTTGAGATTTCAGAGGTCATCGAAGAGGCATTTGAGAGATGTGGCCTTCAGTCTAAGACAGGCTACGATATCGAAACGGCTCGTAGGTCTCTCAATCTCTTGAGCCTTGAGTGGGTGAATCGTGGACTCAACTTCTGGACCGTCGAGCAGGGCACCAAAACCCTGACGGCAGGCACCTC